TCGCCGCTAGCAGTTGCGCTAGTTGGAGTCGGTAGTGACCCCTTGTGTAGGGTTTGGGTTTGTTGCGTCCTCGATGTCGATGTCTACATCAGGATGAGCTTTAAGCCAATCTTGCCAAGTGACAGGCACAGGATCTCCAGCAAGTTTGCAAAGAATGTGCGCCCAACACGCCATGTCTGATACGCCGATGCCGCGTCCGTCAGAGATTTTGCGTCCTTCGATGCGTTCCCATTCAGCGATAACAAACAGGTTTGTAAAGAATGTTCGTTCGCCTGTGCCGTCTTTTGTGTCCACTCGTAATTTAAGTTTCATGGTTTACCTTCCGTCGGGCCAAGGTAGGCCGTTAATTAAGCGATTGCAACGCTGTACAAGCCACCTGTGAAAGTGATGTCAATGGTGTCAAGTTCGCCAAGTGATGCGTTAACGATTGGCAAAGATTCTAGGTAGCAGTTCGTCAAAGTAAAAATTGGGTTAGTTGCGCCAGTTGCCGATGATGTTGGCTTAACGGTCACTGTTGTCTGTGTACCAACCAATGTCGACAATGTTGCATAAGTTTCTGAGGCTGCAAAACTATTGTAAAAAGTCAAAGTAACTTCGTTGGCTTGCAAACCTGCAACATAGTAACGAGCAGTATTGCCGAAAGCGGTTGATTCAAGCGACTCAAGCGTCTTGGTGAAAGTCGCTGCGGTGCATTGGTCGGTCAGGTCTACTGCGTTGACGGTGACGAGTGGGTTAGATAGGTAGGTGCTAGTAGCCATGATGATTACTCCTCGATAGGTTCTGATTTGACTTTAGATGATTTCTTGGGCTCTGTTGTGGATACAAGAAAGCCGCCCTCAATCAGGGCTTCAATGTTGATGCCTTCGCTAGGCGTGAACTCTGCGCCTACTGTGCCAAGTCTTGGTGAGTTAATTATTAGTTTCATGCGGTTTGTGCCTGTAGTGATATGGAGAGTTCATAGGCAGGATAGTTTGCGCCGCCGATCTCTAAGGTGATTGGGTTGCCGTCAGTAACTGCGACTTTTGCGCCGAGCAGTAAAGCTGCGGTTGAAAGCAAAGATCGAAGCGCGTCCAGATTGGATGGGCCTGTAGAGATGAGTTGTACTGGAAACACCATTTTGACAATGTTGTAGTTCCATGCTGTGAACGACGGTGCGCCCAACAGACAGGAGTTTGTACCCGGCACAATGTTTCTAGGGTCGTTTACTACGGTAAGCCCTGTAACGGCGTTTAGGGTGGCTGTGAGATCGTCTATGGCCTCGTTAAAGAGGTCGGTGTAAGCGGCGACAGCCATCAGGCAACCGCTGGACGGTTCAGACCACAGAGTTGCATAATGATCGGCGACAAGCCTGTGACAGGCGCTTGACCCATTTCGGTAAACGATGCAAACTGATCTATCGAGCCGCGCTGACGATATAAAGCGCCGCCGTACATGATCGTTCCTAAAGTGACATCGCCAGATGGGCTAGTCGTAAGCGAGTCAAAATATCCTGCTTCTTGTCGGCGACGGTAGATGAACTGGTTGGCGGCTGACGCGCATTGTGTAATAAAAGTTTGATCGGCGGCAGTCGCTACAGCGATACCTAACCATGCTTCAATGTCAGCGGCTGTAACCCAACTGCAAACTTGCGAATACGCAATAGTTCCAACATTGACAGCAACCCACAAAACATCGTCGCCTGTGCAAGCGTACAAAACTTGGTTTTCAATAGGTCGAGTCGTGTCAAAATATGGCGCTCCAGTAGTGCTGTCAATCCCCATGAAGTAATACTCGGGAATGTCAAGAATCTGGAATGTGCCGTTAAACGGTGTGCCAACGGAAGCAACTGTCATCGACTGACCAACTACGAAATTGTTTGGTTCTAATGTTCGTAATACGGCGTAGTTCGATGTCAGTTGCTTGGCGCTGACATTGTAAGTCTGTGTCATGGCGGTAAGGCCGCCTCTCGATTAAGCGATGGTGATTGCTTGGACGAACTGGCTACCTGCAACAGCTGATGGGTTCTGTGCATCCTGTACGAAGGTTGCAAAGTATCCGTAGTAGCTGAATGTGCGAGCCAACAAGTCTGGTACATCTACCGAACGCATACCTTGCTGTGCTTCGTACAGTTCTATAGCAGGGCCGTGAACGATGAGCATTGTGTTTGCTGCAGCGTTGCCGTCAACTACCAATTCAAGACCAAGTGGGTTCATACCCGACCATGAAGTTGCGTTGCCTGCGCCAAGTGTGTTCTGACCCATCAAGCCCGGTGCGCCAATCGCTGGGAACAATGGACGCTTGCTTGAATCCAACTGTGCGCCCAATTTTGACCAAGTTGTTGGGTCAACGATCATGTGCGTAGGGAACAAGTTTGTCGTGTTGGAGATGTTGACTGCGCAACCGTAGATCGCGTTCATCAACGATGTTGCGTCTCCAGCTGTAACAGTCCATGTGTAACCCGATGCCTGCTTTTGCGAAACGATGTAGTCAACTGCGATGTCATCGGTTTGCTTGAGATACTGACCTGCAAGGTCATTTAAGATGATGTTCATTGCGGCTGGATCTGTGAAGTCCATTGTTTGTTGCGCGATCTGAATAGATCCTGCAATGGTTTGACGAGTAACCGTGTTGGCTGCAAGCACCATTGTCTGCGAAGTAACTGCAGTTCCCTGTGTTGTTTGTTTGCCAGAAGCGGTTGGTGTCGTGATCGACGGACGAGTGAACGAGATACCGCTGCCTTGTGGCATTGCGCGAGTACCGAAAGCGTTAACTACTGGACGATATTGCAGGTTCACGTTTTGGAACAGTGGCCCAAGAACTGGAACTGGCAAGAGACCGGGTGTATCGGTGGTCAAGTCTTGTGATACAGCTTCGATTGCTGATTGGTTGCGGCGTGATGCGTCATGGAAAGCAGCGTTTACTTTTGCAAAAGTATCGCCACCAATGTGCATTGCTGCAAGATATTCGCCTGCGGATGGCATACGAAACTCGCGCTTTGCTTCTGCAAAAACGACTGGTGAAGTTGGAATGATTGCCTCTACTGGTGTTGCTTCGGACATGACTGGTTTCTCCTGTGTAGGTTCTTGGATTTCATTATTGTCTGTATTTGGTTCTTCGTGGTGGATACTCTCATCGGCTGATGCCGCGACCTGTGTAATGATCGCATCTGCGAACGCTGGACGGCCTGTCACCAACGACAACTCAAGCCAATCAGCAGCTTGTACGAGCATTGTGCCGTCTTTTTGCATCTTAAACTTTGTTGGGTTTACACCGACAGAAACAGAATCAATTACGCCGTCCATAGCAAGCGTTAAGGCTTCTTCTCCAGCTGCGGTTTTGCTGATTTTGGCTGTAAACATCATGCCTTCTGGAGTGTCTACGCGCTCGGACACAATGCCAACAGCCTGTGATGAATCATGGTTCATGTACAACTTGGGCGATTTGCCTTCAGCGGAAAGCGACCCCGGCTCAAAAATAACTTTTGTTCCATCGGACACTGTTGCCGCTACTCCGTAAGGAACGGCGACTCCAGACACTGATCGACTTGGTGGTGCGCCTTCGATTGGTGCGGCTGCGTCAAGTGTGAGATCTGTTGAAATAAACTTAATCATTGCGATACTCCTTGGTTTTGGTTTGTTGGCATTGGCATAGGCATTTCGTCCATGTCATCCATTTCTGTTTCTAAGATTTCTGAAAGATAATCGTCAATGTCAAAACGAACATATGTGCCTTTAGGCAAATACATCGACAAAGTTTCTTGAATGCAATTCATGTAAGCGCGTGCGCCGAACACATAAAGATCTTCGCGTGCGCCTTGGTTGCTTGTGTACGAATACGATCCGATGTCAAGACCTGCTAAAAAGAACGGCACATTGCAAAGTCGAGCGGCTTCTTTTGCTTGAAAGTCGGCGGCTTCGGATAACAACATTTTTGATGGATCTGTACCTGATGGTTGCCAGTCCACATATTGGTTGAGTGCTGCTGTCTGATTGCTCATACGCGCTGCGTTGAAACTGCTAGCCAATTCTGCAAGACCTGCCGCGTCTAATGCTTCGCCAGATGTTTGCTTTAAAATACCTGCTGGAATACTTGATGTTGCGTTGCGTAAACGCGCTTGTTCAAGCGCTAAAGATGTTGCAACGATCTGTGGTGACTGATACAAAATGCCTTGTATAGGTGAAATGAATTGGCAAACATCTTCATAAGGTATTTCTGCGCCTTGGAAGAAGATTTGTTTTGATGTTCCGTACGCGAACACTGGGCCAACCATGTCTAATGTGTTGACCATTGCGGCAGGTAGTCGAGTAAAGGTTGCCGGGTATCCGTCAGCTGTGCGCGATGAGATCCACAAAAAAGCGCGACCAAAGAAGAATAAGTCATCAAATAGCCATGCCATAAAAGCCGAATAAGTGAGCTGTGGATCTGGCTGTTTTAACCATGAACGCGGTGCGATTTCAATTTCTTCTTCGTCCATTGTTATTTCGTTCCAGCGCAAGGTGTACATCTCGAGCGGTGTACACGCAACAACGGATGCCAGTAGATCGCGTGACCTTGAGAT